AGTGTGTTCCTTGAACACGGTCTTGTGGATGGTAAACTTCTCGTTCTCCAGGTGTATAAAGCTCCTTTGTATGATAAGCACGGGAAGTTGATTGGTACTGTCGGCGTTGGGCGGGACATGACATACGATTTTCTTGATCATCGAGAAATATGGGAAGCGTATGAGAGCAATAAGTGTGATGACCTTGGAGAGTTGTTACTGAAACACATGAACAGGTTTCAGTATCATCAGGAATTGTTTCGGTATCAAGCCCCAGGAGATATAGTTCATGCTGACGACGACACTGACCATTGACCAGGTTCTTCTTGTTGTTCCGAAACTTGCGGTCGATGACAGGAGGTATGATCCATTTGTCAGGTTGAGCGATTTTCCTGATTCGTGCGGTGCGGGTAGAGGGATAGGTCAGATTATTGTCCCGGAAACCATGTTCGGTCTTCGTGTATCGGCGGCTTGTTACACGCATGATTTGAGTTGGGAGTATGCCGAAAAGACCTGGGCGGATTTCCACCAGACAAATTCCATGTTTTTGAGGAATATGCTTTCGATCATTGAGGCCAAGAGCAGAAGCACAGTTCTTCGTGTTTTGAGAAATTACAGGGCCATGACATACTACAATTCGGTCGATACAGCGGGCGCGGTTCATTTTTTCAAGGACGGTGACAAATGATCTGGTTCATTCGTAAGTGCTTATTTTTGTGTAAAGACTGGGATTGCGCTCAGGATTTGTACCGTAATCTCAGGTTTGGTCGTCGAACCGAGATACGCTCTCGCTGGTGGTAGGTATGCCTCTCGTTTCTGACCTTGAAACAGGGACACTGTTCAAACGCTCATGGTGGAAGTGGAGAAAACTTCGGAAACTCCACCTTAAACAGTTCCCTGAGTGCGCTTGCTGCGGGACGAAGAGGCGTCTTCATGTCCACCATATTGCACCCTTTCATGTTTATCCACATCTTGAGTTTGAGCGAGACAATCTTTTGACACTGTGTTTTCGCTGTCATTTTTTGATTGGGCATCTTGGGAGTTGGCGTTCGTGGAACATGAGTGTTCGCAACGACGCCGCACGTCTCAATCTTCGCATTAAGAACAGGCCATGATCCAGTTTTCAAAAATCGAGACAGGCATGTACAGAATTTCGAGGAATTTGCAGATTTGTTCAGGTATCAAGGCATGTGGAGTGTGTCTTAAGTTCTTGAAGCCGTTGGAGTCAGGATCGATGCGGATTGCGGCCTGGGCCTTGAAGCACAACGAAATACTCATTGATCAGGCGATCATGGCCTGTCCCAATGGAGCTATCAAACTGGAGCGAATCAAGTGAACAGCACAGAGCGTCTTCTCATCAAACATGAAGGTTTTCGTTCAAAAATCTACGAAGATACTCGTGGAATCAAGACCATTGGATACGGTTTCAATCTTGAGGCCGGGATCAGTGAAGAGGAAGCGTTGCTGCTGTTGCGTCATCGTATAGAGAAAATTCGCACTCGATTGTCAGAGGACTTCGAGTTTTTCAATCGTCTATCGACTGCGCGGCAGGATGTACTTATCAACATGGCTTACAACCTTGGGTATAGTGGGTTGCTCAAGTTCCGAAAGATGCTGGCAGCGATTGCTGAAGAAGATTGGGCGAAAGCTAAGTATGAACTTCTTGACAGTGCTGCGGCCAGGGAGTTGCATAACCGCTATAACGAGCTGGCGCGGCTTCTTGTAATTGGTGCTTACTGAGTTTTTGTCTTAACTGCTTGACAATCTGTTTTTTATCGGATACGTTAATAGAAATTTAACAGTCGAGGTTGATCGTGGGCCTTTTTTCTAAGCTTTTTCCAAAGAAGAAACCGAAGACGGGTGGAGTATTTCGTCCGAAATTCTTTGCCAAGGCCCGTGTTTCCGATACCACGATTACTGACCCTTCTGTCAATCGGGCAAACACTGACCTCACTGATCTTCGTTACGGTGCGGATGCGAAGGAGATCATCAGAGAGTACGCGAAGGTCAGCCCCGATGTCTCTCAAGCCCTTAACACTTACATCCGATTCATCATAACAGATTCTTATACTGTATTTGCAAAAGGGCTGGAAACGGATCAGATTGACCCGGAAGCAACGGTTCTTGCTCGTCAATTCATTACACGCCTTAATTCTCTGCCGAGTGATTATCAAGGTTTCAGTCAAGCAAAGTCCATTGAGGCTTTGTCTGAAACTTTGATCATGCAGCTTCTTTTGAATGGGTGTGCAATGGCAGAGCTTGTCTTTGACGCTGCTCGTCTTCCTAACCGCATTCAGGTGATCAGCACAAATGACCTGAAGTTCCGTCAGAGGGGCGATAGGATTACGCCTTTTGTCGTGGTTAATGGCGTTGAATATGACCTTGATACTCCGGCAGTCAAGTACATTTCTTTGAACCAGGACCCGGATAAGGCGTATAGTGATTCATGGTTCGAGGCAGCTATCCAGGCGATTATTTCGTCTGAGGAGTATCGTGGTGACGTTCGACGGGCGTTCAGGAAAGCGTCTCTTCCCCGTGTGACAGCTTCCATTGACCTTGAGAAGTTCCAAAGCTCTTTGCCGCCGGAAGTCCTGTATGACCAGGATAAACTGAAGGCTGCCATGAACGGGGTTATTGACGAGATCGAGAATCAACTCAATAATCTGAACCCTGAAGATTGCCTCGTGTTCTTTGACACTGTGGATGTTGACCACTTGTCTCAAGGGAACACCTCGACACATGACAGTCTTCGTGTTCACAGTCAGCTTGTAAACGGGTTGGTTGCTTCAGGGTTGAAGATTCTTCCGAGTCTTCTCGGACGTGGTGAGTCTCAGACAACTGCTTCTACGGAGAGTGTGCTGTTCCTGAAGGTTTGTGAAGGTTTGCAGGGGCGGCTCAATGAGATGTTCTCACAGCTTCTGACTTTGGCCTTGCGGGTCATGGGCCATGATGTTGTGGTTACGTTCAAGTACCGTAAGCCTGACCTGCGACCTGAGATTGAGCTTGAATCTTTCTACGCGATGCGCCAGAGTCGGATTTTGCAGCGTCTGAGTCTGGGGCTTGACAGTGACGAAGAAGCTTCTATCACGTTGACTGGGGATTTACCTGGGCCTGAGTATAAACCACTGTCAGGAACGGGTTTTTTCAGTGGCAATCTTCAGACCGCTGATAACCCTTATTCGAACACCTCGGTCACTGGCGAAGGAATAAACAGTACTCAGGTGCAAAAAGATCTCGACAGTACTAAGACTCAACCGAAAAGTAACGGAACTACAGGGAAATGAAAAAACTTTACGCCATTCATCCGTTATTCATAGATGAATTTTCCAGGCTTGAGGAGCGTGAGTCGGAATTTCTGCTCATGGAACAGGAGGGAACTCTCAAAGCTTACTTGACAAGCAATGAGTCTTTTTCCGATGATGCAGAAGTCAGGAAGCCGTATGAAGTTGTCAATGGGGTAGCGATTTATGAGATTCACGGGAAGATGCTTTCGAAGAGCAACTTCTTTACCGAGATATTTGGTATCCCCACCTATGACAAGATCGGTGACGCATTGTCCATGATGTATGTCGATGAGGAAGTGGAGCGAGTACTGATCGCAATGTCCACTCCTGGTGGCAGCGTTGCCGGGGTTGATGACCTGAGCGATGCCTGGCGTAAGCTCAATGCAGAGAAGCCCATTACTGTTCACACAGGTGGGATGCTTGCATCTGCCGGTGTGTGGCTTGCATCGAACAGTTCCAGGATATATGCTTCCTCTGTTGCAGAGATCGGTTCAGTCGGTGTGATCATGACTCATGTATCTCAAAAAGGGGTGCTTGAGAAAGAGGGGCTGAAAGTAACCGAGATCAAATCTGCACCACTGAAGAATGCAGGCTCACCCCTGAAGGACTTGTCTTCTGAGGAACGTGCATATTTGCAAAAAAATGTTGACGAATCTGGTAATTTGTTTAAGATGCAATTATATAGGACTCGTGCAAATATAAGCGAGGAGGTTTTTTCGGGGGCCATGTTCCTTGCTGCAAAGGCACAGTCTTTAGGCTTGATTGACGGAGTAAGGACTTATTCTGATGTCTTTATGGAATTGGTCAATGCCTCTGATGAAGGGTATGCACCTCAAAATTACAGTGGAGGGATCATGAAGAAGAAAGTAACGGAAGAGATGTACCGTGCCGCTGTTGAAGCAGGTGCGGACCCAAAGACGATGGAAATTGTCTCGGACGAAGAGTATCAGGCTCTTGCTCAGTCCCAGGAGG